CACCCGCATAGGCGAAACCCTGCTGGCGCAGTGGTCGCATATTTCACTGACTGAGCGGGTGTGGGTGCTGCCCGAGCTGAACTGCAAGTCCCGCCGCCAGCACCTGCTGCCACTCACGCCCCAGGCCCTGGCATTGCTGGCTCGCTACCGCCAGGCGCTGCCAGATGCCAGAGCGCAGTGTGATTGGGTATTCCCGGTGCGCGGCGGTGCTCGCCTGTCGGCAACGACGGCCAGCTCGATGTTCCGGACTGTATCGGGCGGCAAGTGGTCGAGCCATGACCTGCGCAAGCTGATGCGCGACTGCCTGGCCGATCTTGGAGTGGACTATTTCATTGGCGAGCGGTTGATCAATCACAGCCTGGGCAAGGTCTCCGAAACCTACCTGACGCGCGACGTGATGGACCGCTGCCGCGAGGCCTTGGAGCGCTGGCATGCACGCCTTGATGAGTGCGGGCTTTCCATCGCCACCCGCTTAAATATGGCTGCTCCTGCATTTTCACAAGATGACGCAAAGCCAGCACCTGCGGGCGCTCTAGCTGATTCCAGCATTTTCAATTGTAGAGGATGAAGATGGGCGCAAAGCAGAGGTTACAGGCCCTTGGCCGCCTACCAGCCGGAACCATGAACAAGACCGAAGCGGCCTATGAGCAGGTGCTGAAGCGCCGCCTGATGGCCGGCGAGATTGCTTGGTACAAGTTCGAAGGGGTGAAGCTGCGCTTGGCGGCGGCCACCTTCTATACGGCTGACTTCTTCGTGATGGCTGCGGATGGTCAGCTTGAGGTGCACGAGGTCAAGGGAGTGTGGACGGATGACGCCAGGGTCAAGACGAAGGTGGCTGCAGCCATGTACCCGTTCAAGTTCATAGGCGTGCGGCGTGGCAAGGGCGCCATCTGCTGGCTGTTCGAGGAGTTCTGATGGTGCGCCGGCAGGTAGCGGTAATCCCGCTTGCGCGGTGCGAGGTGTGCCAGGGCCAGGGCGTCATCACTGGCATTTTCCATGTGATGGATTGCGCTGGATGCAACGGCTCCGGGTTGATCGATCGGGCAACCAATGAGGCGCTGAGCCCTGAGGTGATGGTGCAACAGCTGCGCGTAAGGCTTAACCGCGCCAATCGGCAGGTTGAGCAGCACAGAGAACAACTGGAGCGCGCTGGATTGATGCCTGTTACAGGCCCAGCAGCGGACTACCAGGGCAACAACAAGAAGGGCGCGGGCGGCGCGCACTTCACTGGGGACTGAGGGCGCCCGCCTGCTTTCCCATTGGTTGCGGCCTGCTGGGCCTTGGCGTGGTACTTGGCAATAACCTCATCGCAATGACCATGCCGCCAGCCAGCCTCAGAAGGGCTGAAAAACTCATCGAGAATGGCCTTCACCTCGGCGCCTGACGTGCGCATGCGGATAATCCGCGCCAGCTCTTCAGGCGTGCCATCAAGGGGTCTCTCATTCAAGTAATACAGGTCAAGCAGGCGGCGATAAGCCAAGTCCTCAAGCGGCTCCAAGTGAGCCGTGCGCAGGGTGTAGTCGCCAGGGTGAAACGAATAAAAATTCACAGGGCACCGCCTACGCGCTTCACCAGCTCAGCAAAGCGCTCGGTGTACCAGTGCGGTTGAGTCTCACGTGGGCAGCTTGGGCTGGTCAGGTTCTTGCCGTACTGCATGCCCATGTCAGTGATCGACCAAAAGGCAACTTCAGCGCCATGGCTGTTCTTGCGGGTCAGGCGCTTGAGATAGCCGTGAGCCTTCAATACCTGATTGAACGCGCTCGCACTTAACGCCACGCCATGCTCACGCAGCAGTGCACTCAGCGCCTTGGTTGGCATTGAGCTGCCATCCAGTGAGCCTGGGGCAGCATCAACGGCATAGCCCGGAAGAAATCCAGCATCAAGGCCGTTCTGCTTGGCAATTTTCGACAGCATCATCATCTGGCTCGACGGCGCCGGCTTCAGCAAGCGCGTAAAGCACTCCAGAATGGCCATCTCGCCGAGCAGTTTGCTTTGCGTCGGCGCAGCACCAGCAGCCGCATCAATCGCATTCAACCGAGCCACCACGCGGCGCCGCACAGCTTTAGACTCACGCATCGACACCAGCATGCACTGGTCACGCGTAAGGTCGAAAATGGCCGACTCCGTTTTGTTCAAATTTTGCACTACCCTTTTTGTGTAGTGCTCGCCCTCAAGCTCATCCTCGATCTTCTCCGCAAACTTATTGCGGCGGATCTCCGGCTCGCCCGCTTCGGCGCGGGCGGCATTGATAATCTCAAGCAGTTCGGCGCTGCTCATCGTTCGCGCCACGTTTTGCGCAACCGGAAAACGTGGCGCCGCAAGCGTGGTGTTGATTGAGTGGTGATCGGTATGCATAATCAAGCCTCATATGTTGTTGCTGTAGAAGAGCCCGGTCTTCCCACCGGGCTTTTTATTGCCCGCAGTTCAGCCAACCAAGCGAACGGCAGAGCCGCCGATATGGACGGCCAACTGGTTTTCAGCAGTGCGCCGCAGCTCGCAGGCGCGCGACTCAACCGCCAGCAGCTTCTCGATGAACTGCGGCAGCTGCGGGACGTCGGCAGCGTCGATCTTTCCGTCAGCCAGAATCTCGCTGCCCAGCTCAACGGCCTGGCCAAGCCGGCCAACAAGCTGGCCAAACGCGCCGACCGGCGATGCTTCGGAGTCAACTGAGCGAGCGCCAACCAAGCCGTGACGGCTGGCCAGCTCATTCAGGCAGCGGTCTTGATACTCAGCGTCCAGCGCCAGCACCCACGCCTCTTCAATCCACGACGGCAGATCAACCTCACCACTGATCCAGCGCTGCACGCGCTTGAGCCAAGAGCCAGATGCCTTGATGAACAGCGCCACGTCATTGCCGGCGGCAAGGTGGTCAAAGTCAGGGATGTGCTTGTCAGCGCAGTGCGCGGGCATAAGTTGATGCAGCGCAAGACTGAGGCCTTGGGCGAACTTATCCTGGCTCATCGAGGTTCGAGCGATCATCTCGGCGGCATGGGCCACCAGTACCTGGTCGCGGGTCATGTTGCGGTGTCTTACGTTGGACGTACCCAAGTGTTTCCCCTCGATTTAGTCTGTATTCACTGGCTCTGGCGTTACTGATTTAGGCGGCTGACTTTTTCGGGGCGGTAACCGGGAACGGCCGCACTTCCTCGGCGACGTAAGAGCCGTCCGGATTGGTGATCACATGCACCTGCCGGCCAACCCGCAGCGCCTTGCTCAAGGCGCCCTGCGTCATGCCCAGCAACTCAGCGGCTTTGGCTTGACCCTGCTGCGTTGCGAATTCAGATAGGGAGATTTGATTCATGGTCGGACCCATTGCGTTGCACATAGCAACAGTATCACCAATGGAATTGGACAAATCAACACCAAAGGAATTTGGAGAAGTAATCCCGCTGGAAATATGCTCACCGGATATGAAAAAGACGCGGCGTGATTTAGAAGACTGGGAAAAGGCCGAGTGCGCAGAGCTGAAGGCTCTTTTCGAGGCGTGGAATCTGGCGCGCCCTAAAAATGAGCGCCTAACCCAAGAGTCCGCGGGCGAAATGGTCGGTCTTAGCCAGGGCGGGTTTAGCAACTATCTAAATGGCCAGAGGGCCATAAACAAAGAAGTCGCCGTTACATTCCACAACGCTTTCGGCTTCCCTATTGATAGTTTCAGTCCGCGCATTGCTGCTGAGATATCAGCAATGGCCGCCGCGACTGGCGAGCAGCCCTATCAAAAAGACGATAAATACCTGAGCACTACGCCCGAACACCGCCAAGCCGTCGACGAGCTGGCGGATAAATTGCTGAACCTGAGCCCCGAGCAGGCCCTCAAGGTAAAGCAAGCAATGGAACTGCTGATGCCCGCCAATGACACCCGGAAAAACTGACTTCCCGCCCCTGCTGACAAAAGGCCTCCACCCTCTCGGAATTTCCGGTATTGAGGCGCTGACTGTGGCGCGCTTCCCGGAATCGGCGCGCAGGCCAATGCTATTCAGCAACCTGCAGATATACTTAGACAAGCTGGCAGCGACGGGAATCAAGGCCAGGGTCTGGCTGGATGGCTCCTACCTTACCGAGAAGCCAGAACCCGACGATATCGATCTAGTGGTGGTCTTTGAACGCGAGAGCGTCCGCACCATGAGCGCTGAAGCCCAGCAGATGCTCGGCATTCTGCTCAACATGAACATGATGGATAGCCGCTTCAGGCTGCACGTATTCAAAGCCCCAAGCGACCGCCAAGCCGACCTAGACTATTGGCTGGAATTATTTGGAACCTTACGCGACGAAGTGACCCCAAAGGGTATCGCCGAACTGAGGGTCAACCTATGACTGAGCAAGCAAATCGCATCGATTGGCTTGAGCGCCAGCTTGCTCAGGTGCGGGGCTTCATTGCGCGAGACAAAGACCTACTCTCTGTTGAGCCAGACGACTTCTCAACCCAGCTATCCCTGGACTCTTGGCAGAGTCACATGGAAGACCTGCAGCAAGACCTGCGCCAGGAGAAATCAGCCCTGCTGCGCGAGGTTGTAGAGCTGCGTTTATTGGGCCTAAGAATGGACGGCAGCATCCCGCTCAAGCTGCTGGGCAAGCTGGCTGACAAATTCAATAGCGCCATAGGTCATGCCGCCTATCACTTGCGCCACGGAGCGGCCCCAAGCAAGGGCGTACCAGATGATCTAGCGCGGCACATGGACTTGCGCCTATCCGGCCTGGCCTTTGGCTCTACTCGCTTGTTGTTTGCCGGCAGTATCACCCCGGACATGGCGGGCGACTCGCCGATGGAGGGCGCGCTTGAGCAGATTTTCGACGTACTCAGCACCCCATCCCCAGAAAAAATAAGGGAGCTGGTAACCGTCATTGGCGTACCCGCAACCCGCGCCCTGAGCGAAATGCTCGGCGCACTAGAAAAGCAGGATATTGGCGCAGAGCTAACCTGGCCCGCCCCAAACTCAAAGGTTTACCAGTGGGGCGGCTCACTGGAAGCGGTGCGCGTAGCCCATAAAAAGCTATCGACCTTTGAAGCCATAAAGCCCGAGGCGGTAACCCTTGAGGGTGAAGTAACCGACCTCAAGGAAAGCGGAGCGGTCTATATCCGCGACAACGGCAAGAAGTTCAAGATCAGCTACAACAAGCAGCAGTACCGCCACATCCAGCAGCTAGGCCTTGGTATGCGCCTGTCCTTTAAGGCCATGATGTACCGGCGCATCGACCCGTTAACCGATAACGAGATCGCCACCTACAAGCTGGTCACCGAAGACTAGTCGCCACCCCGCACAAAGAAACCCGCTTCGGCGGGTTTTTTATTGCCTAGATAAATAATTATCACCAAAGGTATTGACCTTGATAATTCCATTGGTGATACTAAATCCAAGCCAACGCAACACCGGCCAGGCCGAGAGGCCGTCGCTCTTTACACAACTTGCCGCAACACAACCCGCACGCCTCTACCGGCGACCGGCGTCAGACAGGCGAACGAGGAAAGCCTGCCAACGGTGCGAACGCACACGGCTGACGATGGATTACCACCCGAGCGAATGACCCGGAAAGCAGTGCGGCTGCAAGTTTTCACTGATGCGCCTTGGCAACAGGGCGCATTGGGAAACCAACCGGAGGAACACCATGGATAACCAACACCGCAAGATCGCCGGCTACCGCGAGCTGAGCCAGCCCGAAATCGACCTGATGAACGAAATCAAGGCGCTCGGGCCTGTGATCGAAGAAGTGATCATCAAGGTCGGCAAGCACATCGATAGTCAGATTGCAGCCGTAGAGGCCGCCTGCAACCCAGCCACAGCCACGTCAGAGTCGGTTGAGAAGGCTCAGGCCGAAATAGAGCGATTGGAAGATGCAACACCCACCCGCTTCCAGGCTGCCGCAAAAGCTGACTTCCAGACAGCTCTGATGCTTCTGACCCGAGCCGTCGCTCAGCCCACGTTTTTCTAACTCCAAGGAACACCCGATGAAACGAGCCCTACTCGCAATTCCCCTGTGCCTGGCCATGGCCGGCGCATTCGCGGCACCCACTGACCTGACCATCTGCACCGGCGGCGAAGGCGGCTTCTACGAAGCCCTGGGTACCGACATCGGCCGCTCGGTGAACAAGGCCACCAACGTAAAGGTTGAAGTCCTGAACACCGGTGGCAGCGTCGAGAACGCCGCCCTGATGAAAGACGGCGACTGCGCCCTGGCCATCATCCAGGCCGACGCCGTCACCAGCCAGCCGCTGCCGCCTGACCTGAAGGTCGTGGATGCCCACACCGAGGTGGTCTACTGGATCTTCGGCAAGTCAGGCGTCGACAACTTCAACGAGATGGAAAACGACTCGGTGGCCAAGAAGTACGCCTTTGCCACAGTCGCCGGCTCTGGCGCTGAGGTGACCCTGAAAAACTGGATCGACACCGACGACGACTACAAAGGCGCGGTGCCGGTTGAGTTTGACGACTGGTACCAAGCGGCTGAAGCCGTGTCGCAGGGCTTCGTGATGAAGGCCGGCGTCAAGGTCGAGATCGCCGGCATGCTGTACATCAGCCGCCCCGGCAAGATCAGCACCGACATCACCGAAGACTTCGGCCCCAGCCTGACCATAGGCCAGGTCGAAGACAGCTCCTTCCAGGGCAGCAAGGACGCCAACGGCAACCCGCTGTATGTCCAATGCGAAATCGACGGCAAGCAAACTGGCGGCCTGGCCACCAGCACGATCAGCGACTCCGACACCTACTGCCTGAAAGCTCAGGTCGTTTACAACAACGACTGGCACCAGGGCGACCGCAAGATTCGCCGCGCGATCGACAAGAGCATCAACGGCGTCGTGAAGGCGGTTCGCTGACATGGGCCTAACCCTGCTGATCTTTTCAGCGTCCGCCGTTCCTTTCGCCACTGGCTGGATATTGGCCCGGTGGCGATACAAGCGCCCGAAGCAGTAACGAACAACCAGCGCCACGGCCGTCAGCCGTTAAATGGCCCGCCGCGCCTTCACTGAGGGCGCATCGGGGTGTGATCTGGTGCGAGTAGGGATAACAACGGAAGGCCGGAGGCATCCAGCTGGACAAGCAAACCCTCGGTAGCAACCTGGCCAGGGCCAGATCACACCCCGATGCAGGGAAACGAGCCCCGCATCACAGGTTGGGTTAAGCCCTGGCCTGCGCATGAAAACTGACGGCGGGAAAGACCGCCCGTGCACCTGGGCAACCAGGCTGCATCGGTAAGGACTGAATGATCCAACAGCCGCTGCTGCTGGGCAGCGTAAGCCGCGACCGCTAGACCGGAGATCAGCACCGGCCAGTCCTTAACCGATGCAGGCATTCCGCCGCATCAAAACCCCTGGGAAGGACACACGTCTATCACCGGGGTCAGATCGGGCACGATCAGCGGCCAGCCCTCGACACAAGACGTGTTTGTGGCTGGCAGAGGAAGCGTAAGCCTCTACCCGTGCGACGGGTAAGCGCTGCAAATATTCGCGTCATCCAACACAGCGCCCAATTAAACACAGGCCCGGCAACTGCTGGGCCTTTTCATGCGCGCAGCGCGCATCAAGGAGACCTACATGCACCAGCAAGTTCAGCAGCGCCGCGAAGTGCTTGATGCACTGCGCAGCCGCTCGATGATGGCCACCGCCGACGCCACCGACGGCGCGATGACAATGGCCTTCAGCAACAAGTCATGGCTGGGCGCGCTGTCGATGGCCTACGACGCCGGCATTGAAAACGTGCACGCCTGGACTTCCCGGTTTTGGGTCGGAGGCCAATGGCAGGTGCAATACGAGGTGAAGGCATGATCAGCCTTGAGCTTTCCAGCATCCAAGCCAAAGGCATCGAGCGGGCGGCCCTAGCCTCGGCCGCTGATCACTTCCTGCGTGCAGGCGGGTGCGTTGTTGAGCTGCCGCCTGTAACGCTTCGGCCGCCACAGCCGCGCTACCACCCGGAGACGGTGAAGCGTGAGCCGGTGCGGCGTATCAAGCAGCAGAAGCCAAAGCGCAAGCCGGTACCGAGCCCGCACCTGGCACGCCGGCTTGAGCTGCTGCCGCAGATCATCGAGATGGCCAAGACGATGACGGCGCCGGAGGTTTCCCGCGAAACCAACATCGCCCGCACTACCCTGCGGGCGCTGGCGGCGGCGAACGGGTTTGAGTTCTTTGTGCTGCCACGGCCTGGACCTGCATCGGCACAGGAAGTTGAAGAGCTCAAGCGCTTGGCGGATGACCACAGCGTTGCCGAAGTGGGGCGGCTCACCGGGCGCGGACGAAGAAACCTGCTGACCATCGCCAAAAATGGCGGCTTCAAGTACCGCAGCGATGCGGACAAGGGCGCGAAGAACATCGACAGATCGATGACTCCCCAGCAGATCGCAAAACATGCCGAGCGGCTACAAGCCTATGCCGCTATCGGCATCACCAAGGCAAAGGCTGCTGGGTTATGCGGCATCGGTTACCAGCGGTTTCTGAGTATCTGCAAAGACTTCGGCATTGAGTTCGGCGGCAAGCCATGAAGCGCCGCCTCAACCGGCAGATAGCCGCGCGCCGTATCGCACACCTGGACCTTGGCTCAGCACCAGCACCTGCCGCCCATGAGCAGCACCAGCAAGCTGGCCACGCCAAACCGAAGAGGAAGCCCTGATGGCCAAGTCTCAACAGGAGCGCGACAAGGCTTCAGCAGAAAAAGATGCAGCCCGCGGCGCCGAAGACCTGCGGCTTAAGACTTTCCCAGGCACAGCTGCAGCGCTGGCAACACTGATGCAGCGCCACGGCATCGAGCAAAAAGGCGAGGCCATGTCGCTGATGCTGATCAACCTGGCCGCGATGCCGGCTGAGTTATCCGCGCCGGCCTTTGCCGTGCCGCGCCACGAAATACACATAAGCGAAAGCGTGGCGCGCGAACTTGCCGAGTTCGTAGCTCCAGATGAACCCGAGTAACACACCGCCACTGGCCAGGAGTCCCCATGCGCCGCATCTACCTCGCCGGGCCTATGACCGGCCTCCCCGACTTCAACTACCCAGCCTTCAATGCGGAAGCAGCGCGCCTGCGCCAGCTCGGCTACCACGTCGAGAACCCAGCCGAAGGCGCCGCGCCAGCCTGCGGCACCTGGGTCGGATACATGCGTAACGCCATCCAGCAGCTGATGACCTGCGAAGCGGTTGCCCTGCTGCCCGACTGGCAGAAGTCCCGCGGCGCCCTCATCGAGCACGGCCTGGCCGTGAACCTGGGGCTGCCGGCAAGGCCGGTCGATGAGTTCCAGGGGCAGATGCCCTGGCGCCAGCGCTGACCGTAAAACATTTCCCTTTTCTGGAAAAACTTTTCCGCCACCTGCTGCGGCTGGGCGGCACTCGGCCTGGAGAAACCCATGTTCACCAAGACATTCACTGAGCAGGGCACTTTCAACGCCTTGCACACAGCTGAAAAATGGCTCACCGAAAACGGATATAGCTACGGCGCAACCTCCTGCATGCACCCGGTGCCAGTGCTGAAGGGCGACTGGCTAATTGCCAAGTGGAAGAACCTCACCAAAAAGGAAATTGCGCAACTGGATGGCCGCATCGACGGCAATTGGCGCGAGGGACCGGTGACTGTTTATTTGAAGGAGGCGCCATAAAGCCATGAAGGCAATCGACCTATTCGCTGGTGGCGGCGGCTTCTCAACTGGTGCAGAGCTGGCCGGGTGCAATGTTGTATGGGCGGCAAACCACTGGCCGGAAGCTGTTGAGTGGCACACCATCAACCACCCTGACGCTGTTCACGTCTGCCAAGACCTACACCAGGCGGACTGGTCGAAGGTGCCGGCGCATGACCTGCTGCTTGCCTCGCCGTGCTGCCAGGGCCACAGCAAGGCCCGCGGCAAAGCCAAGGGCAATCCACAGCATGACGCCAGCCGCAGCACGGCCTGGGCCGTCGTCTCGGCAGCCGAGTATCACCGGCCTGATTTTGTGCTGGTCGAGAATGTCCCTGAGTTCCTTGACTGGCAGCTGTATCGCCCATGGGAGCTGGCAATGAATGCCCTGGGCTACTCGGTCGCGCCGCACGTCATCGACGCTGCAGACCACGGCGCCCCGCAGAACCGGGTGCGCCTGTTCTTGGTGCTGGCCAAGGCGAAAGCGCCGCTCATGCTTCAGATGCAGCGCCAGCAGCACATGACGGCGCGCAGCTTTGTCGACTTCGAGTGTGCGGGATGGTCGCCAGTGGAGAAGCCTGGACGAGCGGTGGCAACCCTTGATCGGGTGGCGGCTGGGCGTAAGGCATTTGGCGAGCGCTTCATCATGCCCTACTACAAGTCAGGCAGCGGCCTGACAGGCCGAAGTCTTGACCGACCCATTGGGACGATCACAACGCGGGATCGGTGGGCGGTGGTGGATGGCGACCGCATGAGGATGCTGAACCGCTTTGAATGTCGAGCGGCTATGTCATTCCCCGACGACTACCAGCTACCCAGCAACCATCGGCTGGCGGTTCACCTGATGGGCAACGCTGTTTGCCCAGTGCCCGTGTCGCGAATCATCACGGCGCTGCAGAAAGCCGCCTAAGCCCCACCCTACCCGGTCGTTCCTTGCCTGATGCGCTGACCGGGCGGGCGGCACCCGCGAATTATCGAACCAAACCAATATTTGCGCCAATGGCGCCTGGGGGAAGTCATGCCCGGAATGACCGAAAGCGCAGTCCAGCGCCGGATCACGAAGCAACTCAACCGCTACCCGCTACTGCATAAGCCCACCGGCAAGCGCTACCAAGTCGCCTATGAAGCTGGCGGCATGGTCGAGCTGCACCAGGAGAACGGGCCAGCGACATACGCCAGCGCCGAAGCACTCAAAAACACCGATGTATGGGGGCTAAACGAATGAGCTACGACCCACGCAAACAGCTTGGCCGCGACGAGCCTTACGAAGTCATCGATGAAGGCTTCGGGGCTATCGCAATCCCTTTCGTTATCGCCGCCCTGCTGATTGCCGGTGCGGTTATCTGGAGCATGTGCAAATGAGCGCTGACCTTATTGGCGACGATGCGTGCCGCGAAGCATTTAACAAGGCGCGCCAGCAGCGGTTCTCTGTCCATGGGCTCGACGTTGTGTGTGAGCCGGATATTTTCAGGGCGGGCTATGCAGCGGGTCGTGACAGCGAAATTGCTAAGCGAGACGCGCGGATGGCCGAGCTTGAGAAAGAGCTGCAGGCGGGCGCTACAGCGGTAGAAAACTGCGAGCTGTTCCGCGCCGAACTCGCCGCGATCAAGGCGCAGGAGCCGGTGTCATACACATATGCCAGCAAGCAAGAAACGCAATGCGCAGGTTGCGGGATTCGCAAGCACACGCCGCTGCGAGTTGATGAAATGGGCGGCTATGTCTGTCTGACCTGCATTGATAAAAAGCTTGAAGACTTCTACGCCGCGCCAGTGCCTGAGGCCAAGGCGCAGGGCGTGGTGATGCCAACCGTAGATCAGGCAATGCGGGTAGTCCTGCGAGGAATGGGCAGCTCAAAACACATTCGCGGCACGTCAAATTGGTGCGCAGATGTTGGCCGTGCCGTGCTAGATGAAGTCGCCCGCCTCAACGCCGCCCATGTTCAGCATCCTGACGATGACGCAGTTGACTGTTTCGCTGTTGCGATGAAGGTCAAGCTTGCTGCTTCGCGTGAAAAAGGTCGTCATGGCTGGCAGAACGCTACAGGCCCACACCTTAGCTCGCTGATCCATGAGCATATGTTCAAGGGCGACCCGCTGGATGTTGGTAACTTGGCGATGATGCTGCACCAGAACGGCCAAGCCATTGAGCTACCTCATGATGCGCGCCGGGTTACTCCCCCTGTTCAGCAGGTGAGTGTGCCGGCTTCTCGCGATACGTTGACACTGGCATACCGGCTGATCACCTCAGAGCTAAAAACTCTCGCCAACGGCAGCGCCATTGATCGCTACAAGGCTGCGCAATGCGAGCTGCGAGCCCTGATCGCCGTCGCCCCAGCAGCGCCGGCAGCGGATGCGGGGCTAGTTGAGGCGCTTGAGAAGATCGTCGCTACCGCTTTCAACTGGCGCGAAAGTGGAGCTCGTGCAATGGGCAATATCGCGGTTGACGCCCTTGCCGCCCACCGCGCTAAGGGGGCGGTGTGATGAGCGGGGAAGTGAAGCCGTGCCACTGCGGCTATTCAGGAGCGCTGGCTGGAATTGATCACCAGGCCGGCTGCTACCTGTCACTGGCGTGCCCTGAGTGCAACCGGGAAGTAACGGCGTTCACCATGGGCGGCCTGGTCGATGCATGGAATAAACCGGCTGAGCATGGGCACGCCCTGACGCCTGTGTGCGCAGCAGCTCCGAACATAGCGCCGACCTCCGAACATAGCGGCTCATAACGAGCCAGGCCATCCCCCCACTAAATCACCCTGCCGGCCACGGCGGGATAGCGAGGTATCCATGAGCGCAGCAGAGCAGCTCCAGCAGTTGGGGCATGACAAGGTGCTTGAGGCTCGCATGGCCGAGATAATCGGCACCACAACAAAAGCCCTACAGCGCAAGCGAGAGCGAGGGGTGATCCCGCGCGGTGTGTGGGATGTACTCGATGGGCGCGTCACCTACAGCATACGGAGATACGACGAATGGGCAGAAAGTCAGTGGCACTCCCCGAAGGCGTCGAAGTCGTCGGCAACGCCGTCCGCATCCGCTTCACCTGGAAGCATCGCCGCTGCGAAACCCTTGCTGTTTCGCCGACAGCCTCGGGCATCAGCCAGGCCGCAAGTCTTAGAACTCAGGTAAAGCAGCTGATCAAGCTCGGCGTCATGACAGATGACAAGTACGCCGAGCTGTTCCCCAGCTCAAGCTATGCCCTCTCCCGCCTCACTCCATCCTTCGGAGAGTTCGCGCAAATCTGGCTGAACAGCCGGGACATCGTTGATTCAACCCGCGCGAACTATAAAAGCACCCTGAACCTGTACTGGATGATCCACTTCGCCACGCGCCGGATTGATGAAATCAGCTCGGCTGATGTGCGCAAGGTTGTGGCAGAGACTCCCTGGTCATCGGCCGGGGTGCGCCGCAACGCCTGCGACAAGCTGTCGGCAGTGTTCAAGGCCGCAGTGATGGACGCAGTTATTGCGCGCAATCCGGTGGCGTCGATACAGCGGCCGCGGGTGGCAAAGAAGGTGGTTGACCCGTTCACCCGAGAAGAGGCCGAGCAGATCATTGCGCACCTGTACGACAAGCTGTCGGGCCTGACGCGGATCTACGCCTGCTACTTTGAGTTCGCATTCTTTACCGGCATGCGGCCGGGCGAGCTGATGGGGTTGCGCTGGGAAGAGGTGGACTTTAACGCGAGGAGCGCACACGTCTGCCGGGTGGTGGTCGACGGCGTTATTCATGACCGCGTGAAGACCAAGAACAACCGGCACGTGCTGCTGAATGACAGGGCGCTGCATGCCCTTAAGGAAGCGAAGGCGCTGACCATGGCCAGAAGCGGGTTCGTTTTCGCGCCGGCAATCCTTGCCGATGGGGCGGACTGGATTCACACGGACACCACGCCGCGCAAGTATTTCAATCTGGCCTTGCGGGCGCTTGGCATCCGTATCCGCAGGCAGTACGACGCCCGCCACACCTACGCCACGATGTGTCTGATGGCCGGCATGAACCCCGCATTTATTGCCAACCAGCTAGGCCACAGTGTACAAATGCTCCTTTCCACCTATGCGCGGTGGCTCAATTCAACGTCGGACTGGACTGAGCTGCAGAAGCTGGAAAACCGGCCAATTGGTACGAAATTGGTACAGGCCGAATAGCAAAATCCCTGCAAGCCACGCAGCTAAAGCCATCCGGTAGAACTGCGCGACATTTCCTTATGATGGGGCGCGGGGATGCAAGGGGATTGCAGGGCAGATAATACGCACCATGATGGGTGCGGCATTACCCGAAACTCCCCTGTTTACCCCGCTGATTGGTACAGAAAGTGGTATTGGAAACACCCCCTCTCGCCCGTCCTGGGCACGATCACCCACCACCCAAATAATCAAACGATCGCTCGCACGTCAGGCCGGCTATTCGGCTTTCGTCGGCGACACCAGCATAGAGTTTAGTGAGCGCTCCAAGCCGGCCGAGCAGCTCGGTACGCACTCGGGAATCGGCTTCGGCTGCCTGGCTGAGCTGGGCAGTGATAGTATTGCCGGCTGCTCGACTGCGCTGCTCAGCTGCGGCGAGGCGCAGCTGCAGCCGCTCAAGAGCACTGCCAGCGCCAGCAGCATCAGCCCGCGCAGCTTCCAGTTGTTCATCCGCATGCTTCTGTTCCTTATCGAATGCCGCAATGCGGCGTTTGCTTTCCTGCAGGGCGGCCAGGTTGGCGCGCCGGTCGCGGTCGCTCACCTCGGCCTTGTATCCGGCCAGGCTGGCAACAGCGGTGGCAGCCTCCACTTGCGCGCCCGAAACCCGCAGCTGCTGGCCGGCGCCAACAATCAGCAGCGCCAGCACCCACCATGCCCAGGCCGGGACCAGCTTCAGCCAGGCCATCACGGCACGTCCTTGAAGAAGATGTGCCGACCGATCTTGGTTGTTCGGCGTGCTGGGTGCCCTGTCCACTTCGGCGGGCTGGCCATGGTCGTGCTGTAGTAGTGGGTCGCGCCGCCAGTTGGGTCGGGGTCTTTGCTGGTCATGGCGGCCACCGCTGCCTCGCGTGCGCGGGCGTACTCGGTTTCCGGAATGGCCTTGGCGCCAGTCAGGTAGGGGCGGTTCGGATCGTTCTTGTTCCAGCAGGAGAACTGCCAGGGCGCCTGGCACACGCCGACATAGCCCTCACCCCACCAGTCCGGCTTTCCGTCTTTACCCAGGTCAGCCTCCACCCGGTTGCGGATGCAGCGGCCAACCGCCACTTGCCCGGCAACACCCTCCCCCCGCGCCTCGGCCCAGATAGTCCGGGCCAGCACGTCAATATCTTTCTTACTCATGCTTTTCTCCAGGCAATAAAAAGCCCGCACAAGGCGGGCATGGTTCTTCGGGTGGCGTTATGCGCCTAGCGCGGCTGGAAGGGTACGTATTGCTGGTATTGCCATCATGGCTGCCACCACGGCGTGCGATACGTTGGTCGTGTGGTCCATACGGTCTAGAGTCTCCGAGCTGCCAAATCCGTTGATGTTGCCGAATCCTAGCAGCTCGGAAATTCAGTTTCATCTGATTATTGCTTTGTCAACTATCGGTTGAATCACGAACGCACTAAAACTCCACGCACCATCGCCTTTGGTAAATGACCGTGAGTCATTTCGACGAGGTAGCTAAGTTCGCAATGTCGACGACCAGTTGCGTCAACGTCGCGCCAGAACAGAAGGTTGACTAGACGCTCGAAGGACGCCCATCCACCTTCTCGGATGCGTGCCATCCGGTATGTCCGACTCGACAGGGTTTCGTCGCACGAGCCGAGAATAGCTGCGTTGAGCAGCTGGTCCAGTGCGATCAGTACATTCAGCAGATACGGGTAGCTATTGTCGGTCACGACTGCACCCACAGTATAGCTTGAGCAGCACCGGACATGCGCAGAGCCTCGATCAGCTCCCCCCGTGTAGCTTGGATGACGCTGTTGTCGGCCAGCACCCACGGCACGGTGTCGCCTTCAACCATGCAAGCGATAGCCCGACCCATGCGTCCTTGACTGGTCTCGTCGCCGTCGAAGGTGTGGCCCGCCATAGTTGTCACGGCGATGGCTTCCACAGCTTCAGCGCGTAGCCGCTTAAACTGCTCCCGCTGCTGACGTGCGACCGTTTTAGAGTGGTCGTATGCGGCCAACGCTGCGTCAAGTGAATCTTGGCTCAGCTCTTCAACGGTCAGCGTGTTACCGAGTAATACAGGGGCGCATCCTTCGGGAGCCCCGGCCAGCTCCAATATCCGTACAAAGTCATAGTCCGATTGAACTTGCGCTGTAGCTACCATTGCACAATCTCCGAAACTTTAAGGAATGTCCAATACTGATCATTTACGTATAGGGCGCGTGTTGTGGTGTTGACCATTGCTGACATTTGCAAGTAGTCCCCCGCGACAACCTGCGCATCAGTGAAAAACTCGATCCTGATGGCCTGCGCAGCTGGGATAATCCCCCACTCAATGCTAAACCCAACTCCGTTGGATACGCCGGATTTGTCAACTGTGCATCGCAGCTCAGTGCTGTTACCGCTACCCGGCTGGTAGTAACAGTTGGCGCTTACGCGGTATGTACCTGGGCGCTTCATCAATACGCGGTTGTTTGACGCGGAGGCCATCCCGCCGGTGTTATCTGTTATCACTGCCGCTAGCGGGACGAGGGTGACTGTCGGCGATAGTGCTACCGTTGTGGCCGCCGTTGGGTACATCCCGCAATTCATCGGAATTGATTTGCCGCCGATCTTTGTCCAAGCGGTTCCGTCGCAGAGCAAGATCGCAACTTCATTTGCCCACATAACACGAGTTGCTGTTCCGTCTATCAGCTCGCTAGCGTTCCCATCCAGCGTGACAAATTTCGTAAGCCCGGGTGCCATGCGAAAGCCAATTAGTTTACCAGCATTACTCGTCACAGCTGGAAGCCCGACCGTGTAGTCGGCAGCCGCACGATCAGCACGTTGATCCGCGGTGACCGTGGTACCGAGTGGGCCACCGGCCTGCATGTGGCTGGAGACCTGTTCGTGCTGCTAGATGACCCGGATGGTGCATGGATCAGCATGTCTTCAGAGCTGATTGGCGCACCCCGTAGCTATCGCGGCGTAACCTCTGGCGCCGATATCGGCAGCGACACCAGCGCCTCAATCACCTACCGGGGCGCAAACCTGGAATGCCTTAGCCCGGTGCATCCGGCAGGTGTGCGTGACGGATCAGCCAATTTATTGATCAGCTGGAAGCGCCGTACCCGCACAGGCGGAGCATGGCGCGACAACGTGGACGCGGGCCTTGGCGAAACGAGCGAGGCCTATGAAATCGACATCATGTCGGGCACTACGGTCAAGCGCACGCTCGCTAGCGTCACACCAACCGCCACCTATACAGCTGCCGATCAGACGACTGACTTCGGCTCCGCTCAATCATCGGTCACCGCCCGTATCTACCAGCTGTCCAGCGTGGTAGGGCGCGG